ACCATACATATACCAATATTGTTGGCCTTTGTATGATGGGTCAACTGGTGCCCAATTCTGATTGAAGAATCTACCAGCTTCAGTTTCAAACTTCTCACCTTCAGAGAAAGCAGTTTCATCGTATCCATCGATGTCACCAGCTAACTCTTGAGAGTAAGTTGCGATATTCTGTTTGTATAGATTCTGACCATGTCTTTGTGGTGCTCCAATAGCATACAATTCAAATCTCTGTTTTTCACTCAGAGCATAAGAACCACCAAAATAATAAGCCCAAGCGTCTGTCCATGTACCATCGATGATTCCATCACCAGTTTTACGAACAATAGTTCCACTAAGAGCTAACTTATCATTAATTAGTCCTGAATTGTAGTTCATGGTAGTTTTTAGAAAACCACCACTACCAGCTTCTTGTTTCACCTTTCCACCTCTTTCAAAAGATGCAGGGTCGGTTATGATGTTCATTGTTCCACCAATCGATGGTGTAGCTAAGTTTACCGCACTTAGTCCTCTTTGTACCTGAATAGAAGAAGTTGCATCTCCTACTCCGTCCCAATTAGACCAGTAAACCCATCCGTTTTCCATGTCATTTTGTGGAACACCATTAATCATAACTGCAACATTTCGTTGGTTAAACCCACGAATGTTTATACGGGCATCACCCGCACCTCCACCTTGACCAGTAGCGTATACACTTGGTGTCGTATTTAGAATCAACGGAATATCTTGGGAACCAAGTCTTATTTCCATTTCTTCTTTACTAACATTAGTGTAAGCAACAGGAGTGGTTTCAGACGCACGAGATGCTAATACCTCAACGTCTGTTAATGTGAGTGCGTCAATTGTCAATTCAAAATCAACATTCACATTGTCTTCTCCAATCACAACGGATTGTGTTGAAGATTTATAACCTATGAAAGATACAATTACATTGTATTCACCTGGTAAAACATCTACCAAATATGAACCATCTTTATCTGAGACAGCACCTAAATCAGTACCGACTACAATGACGTTTGCTCCTTCAAGTGGTTTTGAGCTTGCATCAGTTACTGTTCCAACTATGGATTGTGCAACCAACCCACTAATCATGAGAACTGATACAAGTAGATTACGATATTTCATAATCATCTCCTACTTTGTTCATTAATAGACACATTTTTCTACAGGTGTGTCTTCTGCCTGTCCGCTTTTGTATGTGAAATTTAGTTCGCATATTCTTGGTCATCGTTATCACCTGTCAACGATGGCACTTCACAAGAATCATTATTACAAAACTTATCTATATCCGCTTCTTCATTTTTAATAACACCAAACGATAGTTTACCAAGTTTTTTAACTTGTTTATTGTACTCTTTTTCATCAATAGCTTCATAAGGCATTTGTGGATAAGCTCCATAGTCATGTCTTGGTAACAGACTAATACCTTTTAGATGATATTGATAATAGTTTAAAGCTGGTTCAATTTGTTCGGATTCTTTTTTAGGGTCAAAAGTCACCGTACAACTTACTTGGTTATCTGCCCAATGTCGTTGCATAAATGCAGCCAAACTAAATTGTTCCCAAATTGAAAGTTCTCCTGCAGTCCTAATACCCTCTCCGACATCTACAGGAACTTCTACAACCATCGTAGTGTCCTCTGAACCAAATGCTGGTTCTATTTTATAACCTGCCTTTTTCATAGGTTCCAACAATTCTGAATGTTTAGATACCCTAATTCTTCTAATATAAAATCTACTTTCGGGATAATGTAAACCTGGAGTAGCACCAGCCAATAGTGAAACGGTGCCAGATGGTTTAACTGAAGTAGTTTTAATTGACTTTGGTACGGCAAACCAATCAGAATATGTTGCATCCCATTTTTGAATGACATCATATCCATCATTTAACCACTCCTTAAGTACATCGATTCCTCTGTGAGTAATAAATTGAGCAACCCCACTTACAGAACAACCGATTCTTCGGTTTCTTAACATAACTCTATTGGTGTCTGACCAATGAGTTCTACCTAATGTAACTGTTTTTGCATATAAATATGCATATTTTAGTGTACGAGCATAATCTTCAAATGAATCATGGTTATCAGGAAAGGTCTCTACTAAACAACACAATTCATATGATTCTAACGTTTGTTCCAAACATGGATTACCACCCATTGCTCTGTGGTCTTTGTCGTCTCCACCATTTTTCATACGAGAGTAGGTTCTCATATTATCCAACCAAGCTAAACCTGGTTCACCATTGTCTACAATTCTTTTTGATACTTCGGTGTAATCCATACCAAGTTCTGCAAATATACTATTATTACTTGTCCAACCATATTGGTCACGATGAGGATTAACTTTATAATTCTTTAAATCTAAATATTCTTCTGAATGTGGGTCACCAAATACAATCTCAGCAGTTCTTCTAACATTACCCGCGACTACACACTTTCCTATGAGATTCATAATGTCCACGATTGTGGTAACTGAAATTGGTTCACCACTATTCTTTTCCAATACCTTTCTTATTTCTTCATGTACTTCCAACAATGGTTCATGTCCACTTGATACTCCACCAAAACCATGTATGGGTTCACCTGCTGGTCTTATCTTTGTGTAGTTAAATTCGATTGGAGCTTGTCCATGAAAATAACTTTCTAATAATAACTTTAGAGATTCGACCCAACCCTCACGAGTATCTGGTATCTCAAATACTTGTTCGTCTCTGTCCTTTTCAACTCCTTTAACTATTATTTCTCCTGCACCTTTTGTATCAAATCCAACACCAACTCCTAACATTGATGCATCCATCAAGAAACAAAATGGTTTTGCATAATCTTCTTTAAGTGTTTTTGTTGATACAAATGCACAATTGTTTAGGGCGGCATATAATCCCTTTTCTTCTGTGATTGGTGTTCCCATAGCCCACAGACCGCGACCAGGAGGCAAGAACTTCATTGTGAAAATCCGCTCATACATATCTTGAGCTGACGCTTGAGCTTGCCACGCGTTCCACCCTAATTGGTGTGATTCAATCCATTTCTTTTGCATAGAGTAAGTTCCCTCTACAACCCTTTGAACCGTTTCCCACCATCTCTCGTTTTTTCCGTCTTCTTTAATTCTTGAATAGGTTCTCATGTAAACCAATTCACCTAATCCATTAAAACCAAAAGGAGCTTTTTTCCTTTTATACTTTGATATAAAATTATCTGATAACTTAAATTTCTGTTCCATATACGACTTACCTTATTTTTATTTCGTCTTCATTAGTGTGACCTTATATAACTATTATATATATGATAATCTTTACTCAAGTCCTTCAACTTTTTTACTATAATCTGTGAATTTTTTTCCAGCCATTTGTCGTAAGTATTCTTCAGAATTATTCATCTTTCCTTGTACTTCCATTCCACTTACAGTACTACTTTCAAATATATCCACCTTTCCTATATTGGTGTTCATTGTTACAGGATAAGTAATACCATCAACTCCAAATCTATTTTTAATGACATGAGCTCTTGCAGTATTTGCAACTTTATCCTCTACTTTTCTACTAACCGACATTACGAAATCTGCAGTCATAACCTTTGAATAAGACTCCGCAACTTTTGATGCATCTATAACTTCTTCCTCTAACGATGAACGATTTGCCTGTGATGCAGTCCATACTGGTAAATCAAATTCACCAGCCATACCTCTTAAGTCCTCGTAAATATTACCTAACTGATGTCTAACCTCTCTTGCTCCACCAACATCCCTAAGTATATCTGCATAATCTACAAGAACTAAATCTGGTTTTATACTTTGTATATCTAATTGTTTAAGATGTGATGCCAAAGTAGGAACTGTTGCAGACCTTGTAGGATAATATTTTATCACCAACTTACCTGGTAATCTCTCAATAACTTTTTTAACATCATCTTGATGATACTTTATGTTTGCAGTAGTGACTCCACTAAAAACAGTATCATATCTTAATCCGACATAAGTTTGATTCAACTCTAAGGTATAATGTACAACTGTTAAACCAGCTTTGACAGCTGCAGAACCCAATACTTGTAACATCCAAGTCTTACCAATACCAGCTGGAGCAACAATAACACCAAGTTCACCTTTACCTAAACCACCATCCATAACCTCGTTTATTACATCCCATGATGTAGAAACCACATCCCTAACAGATTCGGTTAATCTTTCTTCCAAACCCTCTACATAATCATGACCAATATCACGACTACTACCCGCCTTCATAGCCTCATCTATTACTTTTTTTATACCATCATAATTTTGTCCTTCAAGTAATTCCACCGACTCCATGATAGCAGACTTGATAACTTGATTCCTACAAAATTCAAGTGTCTTATTTTTTACATAGTCCAAATCTTCTGATTCGATTTGTCTCCAAGCTTCTTTTAAGTTCTTTACTACAGAGACTTTTAATACATCACTATCTATTTTATCTATCTTAACTTTAAGTACGTCAAGAGTAGGTTTAGTTTTGTACTCAGTAAAATAACCCATTATCATTTTGATAAGTAATTTGTTACCATCTGAATCAAAGTAACTTGGATTAATTATATCGAATATTGTTTGTAGAAATACCTTATCTGATAACAAACAAGATATTATTTTGATTTGAAAATTTGGCCCATACGAAGTTAAAGTATCATTATTCGCCATATAGGTCTTTTTCCTTTTCTTTTAGTATCATTGCAGCTTTTTTATTTCTATAACGTTCACGTGCTTTTTTCTTTATCTTTTCTGAGTTACGCCAGTAGTGTTCCATTTGCCATCTACGTTGAGCTTTTTGTTTCTCATCCTTAGTTAAATATATTCTACGGCGTCCCATATTCAATCTTTTTTTGCGTATTTGTTTAATTGATTGAAAGTAGACAATAACCAACTATCAAGATTAGGTAAAGTATTAAACATTCTGTCTTCTAAAAACATTTGTTGAAATTTTATCTTAGCCAAATTAGGAATCTTTTCGTCAACCTTACTCATTATTTTTAATTTATCTGAATTAGGTATATCAACATCATTGAGTTGCATCAATCTTCTATTGAGAAATAAAGTTTCTTTTGATTCAATAATTTTTCCATAAAAGTTTTTGTTTTCTTTTTCTTTGGCAGTTGCGACTTTCATTACATCTTCTAAGGTATATTGATTTCCATCTGTTAGCCATGGAAAGTTTTTCAACAAAGTTTTTTTACCTATCCCTTTTACACCACTAATGTTATCAGACCTATCACCCTCAAACATTCTTAATAATAAATAATTATTTGGTCTTATTCCATATTCTTCTTCAAAGTTTTCAACATCATATCTTTTTTTCTTTGTGGGTGACCAGACTTTAATTCTATCATCAACCAACTGAAGAAAATCTTTATCAGTAGACATAATATCTATTTTAGAATCTTTCAGAACTTGTTTAGCAATGTAACCTATTGTATCATCAGCCTCTATACCATCGATTGATAAAATTGTTAAAGGTAAATGTTCAAGATATTCTATACACCTACTAAACTGCATCATCATATTTTTACGTTCATCTTCGATGTTGTCAAAACTATGAACTCTATTTAGACGTGTACGTGTTTTTCTATTCTCTTTATAGTTTGAATAATAAGAGCGACGGCGGTTTGACCCACCCTTACCATCAAACACGATGATAGTACGAGTGGGATTTAGAGTTTTTATACTATAACCAATTGACCTAAGAAAGCCAACTATTCCACCAACGTGAATTCCATCCTCGTTAGTAGTTGGCATAACGCTGAATACTCTAATAAAAGTATTCAGGCCATCTATAATCAACACTTTATCGTTTTTTGTTCCGTCCTCTAAATTACCGCCGTTGTTCTTAATACTTTCAAGAATTGAAATGTATCTTTTATTGTTCTTCATCAGGTGTTTCTTCGATTGCTATATCATCAATACCGAAGTTAGGGTCATACTTTAGAATCGAAGCTTCACAAACTTTTTCATAACAATAGTCATACACTTCTGGTCTATCTTTCAATAAAGCATCCCAATCTTTTGATTGAAATTTAATCTCATCCCCATCAAAATCTAAAGTATACCAAGACCCACCTTGTTTAACAATCTTATTATCTTTAAGTACTTGTAATAAACTACCATTGTTATCAAGGCCTGTTTCGAAAAATAAATTAAAGTCAGCACTTCTCATTGGTGGCCCGAGTCTATTCTTAACGACTTGAGCTCTCATTTTCATACCAACCGTATCATTACCTTTTTTAATTTGTCCAACATTCTTTAATCTAATTCTTGTTGAAGCATGAAATGGTAATGCCTTACCACCACTTGTTGTCCAAGGGTCACCAAACATTACACCTAATTTTTGTCTTAACTGATTAGTAAATACTAAACATATTTTTTGTCTACCAATCATTTGAGTAATCTTTCTCATAGCCTTTGATATGATTATGGCCTTAGAAGTAGCCCAACCATCTTTATCAAAGTCACCAGCTAACTCAGTACGAGTAGTTGCAGCTGCCAAACTATCAACTAAAATAGTAACGAGTCTATCTTTATCTGATTCTCTAATCTTAGTTACGAGTTCTTCGATAGCCTCAAAGATATCTTCTACTGTTTCAAGATGTAGATACAACATACTTCCAACATCAACTCCAATAGCACCTAAAAAGTCTGTACTAACTGAAGTCTCAGTATCTATGTATACTGCAACACCACCTTTCTTTTGGGTCTCTGCTAATATATGGGAACCCAATAAAGATTTACCACTTGATTCTAATCCATTTAACTCTGTTATTCTACCAACAGCAATACCACCATTTGGTCTATTAGATATAGCCAAATCCAAAGTGGTAGAACCTGTAGAAACAAAATCAGTTACATCTGTTGGTGTGGTATCTGAACCATCCAAAAAGTATGCAACTTTTGAATCTTTAAACTTCTTATTGATATCAGAAGCCAAAACATTCGCAAGGTCATCTCTTACTGACATATTTTCTCCTTAAAAAAACAAAAGGTGGTTCCAGAAAGACGGAGTGTTCCTCTATTCTTAACAGTGGCTCTTAACCTTAACCACCTTTTTATTTGTGATTTACTTACTGAATAGCTCGTCAAAGGCATCTGTAGTATTAGATACAGGAGTCTCTGCTACTTTAGATGTAGATACTGCCTCTTCCACGTCACTATCATCCTCATCATCACTTGGTGTTAACCAAGCCTGTAAAGCCTCTGTCAACTCATCATAAGATAATTCTTGATAAATCTCATTGATGTCTTTCTGATTACTCAAAAAGTTTTCTAACTGAATCTTATCATCAGATAGAGCAGTTTGATTAGGTTTTACTCGGATAGTAGTTTTTGGAAAAGAAGCTCCAACTTCCTCTGCTGTTTTGAATTCGACTACAACGTCACGTCCACTAACAGGATCGGATATATCACCATAATCTGGATCGGCGATGATAGATAGAAGTTCTTGGTAAACTGTTTTACCAAATCCCCAATACTTTACACCCTCGTTTTCTTCACCACGAACAATCACAGGTGCGAAAGTTCTCATTTTGGCTTCTAACTTTTTACCGAGTCTCCAATCCTCACGATTACCACTTGACTTGAGTTTGTTTGCAAATTCCTCAATAGGGTCTGGTCTACCGAAAGAGATAGGTGATAAATAAGATTTCCCGCCTAAATCATAATGAAAAAACAATTCTATAAATGGAATGTCTGTATTTGATTTATTTGGTACTATTCTGATTTGAGTTTTACCAGGTTGTGGCTTCCAAAGATTGGAAGTTCTGGTATTTGTGGTTTGTAACTGATTTAATCGCTTTCTAATTGCATTAATATCCATTAGCTTATCCTTATTTTATTATGTTTCATTTGTCATTAATTGTATCATTCTTGATACATCTATATATAGTGTCTAACCGCACTAAAATGTAATTTAATTTTTCTTTTTTAAAATATTTTTTGGAACTGTCCAAATTCTTCCCATGCTATCTTTGACTCTTATGTGATTTTTTGCTTGTACTTCAGAGTGTTCTTTTACAACTTCATTTTGATACAGCACACCATCAGGAGTCATGTGATTCTTTAAAACTAAATACTTCAATTATAACCTTTGCCTTATCTA